GTGGCGCCAGTTACTCCAGCTCCAGTTGGACCGCTTACACCGGTCGGACCAGTTGGACCGCCAGCTCCCTGAGGTCCCGATGGACCTGATGGACCGCTAGACCCGGAAGACCCTGAAGCGCCAGTTGCGCCCGTTGCTCCGGTTGTTCCTACACCTGGACCCGATGGTCCGCTTGGACCTGTTGCGCCGGTTGCTCCAGCCTCAAACTCCGTAAATGTAGTAGAAGCAGTTGTGCCTGTGTTTTTATACAGCTTTTTGTTAGTTAAATCCCTAACTTCAGCTAACACAGCAAAACCTGCCTCACTATCGGGAGGAGTTCCTAAACTGGTTGACCTGGCTATCCTGTTGTCCTTGTTATACTCGAGAACGGTGAAAATGATACCTCCGATGGTTCTTTTTTCACCCGCCACAAGTATGGGACGATTAAATATTTTTGCCATTTTGCTTTTGTCTCTCAGGCGGAGTTGCCCCCGCCCAAGAGAGATTACTTAGTAATTCTTACCTTATTTCGACTTTAGAAAGATTGGGACTATACCCAATCCTCGGCTGATAACTTTACAGCGATCAACCCTCTTGCTCCGTCAGCGAAAGTCTTAAGTCCGAATCCTTCTAATGACTTAATCCTGTCGCCAAATCTCTTCTCAACTCTCACTACCTCTACGCTGGCTGGCATTTGAAGAGCTAAATCTGTTGCTCCTCTAAGACCGAACCAAGAGTATTGAGTTCGAGCTGACCAGACATTGGTTGAAGCGTTAAATGTCTCTGACACGACAATGTCTCCATTGCCGGTAAAGGCCATTGCTTCGACTGAAGTGCAGACGATGTTTCTCTTTTGAATAAGAAATCTCTGCTCTCCGGTCATCACCGTGTAGGTAGTTCCAGCCGTGCCTGTGTCTGCGATACAAGCGGTTAAGGCCGCCCTTGAAGTGGCTACGGTTGAACCATCTCTTAACACTCCGACATTGTCAGTGGTTACATCGTCCAAGTCGTCTTGAAATTCAAATGTAACTCCAGCGATTGTCAGGGTGTCTCCATCAATCGGGTTAGTGTCTATCGTCAATGTGGCTGTCCAAGGAAGGTTGTTGTTCTGAACAACTATCCAGCTCTGCCAAGGACCGATTATACCGTTTGCTAACACCGAATCTCCCAAAGTGGTTTCTCTGCCGGATTTGACCTCTCTCAGCACTCCGACTGTATGAGCACCGACTACCGCTACTCTGTTAAGATAAGGAGCATCTGCCGTGTCAAGTTTGGTATGCCCTGCGATAAACACTTTTGTTGCGTTAGAAGCTAACAATTCGATGTTACTTCCTGCGGCTCCACCGACATCTCTAGCGTCAACGGTGTGGCCTGCGGTTGTCTTAACAAGGTTAAGAAAGGCCTGTTCCACTAAAGTGTTAAGCTGTTTCTGCATCGACATTGATGCGTGTTCTGCCGCATCATAGAAACCTTGCTTTTTCTGCGTATCATCTACATAGACCGATGCGTATCTGAAGGTATCAACCTCCAGATAATCGGTAGTAGATGTTAAATCTTTGTCGTCAATATCCTTACCAGGAGTATAGGTTCCGGTTGTCGGATGAGATAAGATTGGGTTGTGGAATTTTCTGCCATCCTTTGCCAATACTCTCCCAGCTTCCGTATCCGCCAAAAACACTGCTGTATTCTCAACGAACAGTGTCTTCTGCATCTCATTGCTCCAATACTCCTTATTCAGGTATTGAAAATCGTTATTTGAATCTGCCATATTCGTTTTTGAGTTAGTTAGTTATTACCGCAACGAATATGGGATTGAGAGCATTATTTACCCTGAGACTTCTTAAAGGTTTTCCATTCGTCCCATTCTTTCCTGCCTTCCTCTGTAGCCATATCCGGCGTAGGAGGTTTCTCCAGGTCAAATGCCACCTTCTTTCCTTTGTTCGTGCGGCTGATTGTTGCGTCCTCTGCCTTTGCTGTCGCTTCCAACCCCTGCTTCCTGTAAAGGATGTAAGAATCTTCTGCGGCTTTTTTGACTGAGATATTGTTGAGCTTGGCGATTTTCCTCACTTCCTCTTTGAGTTCCTCCGGAAGATCCATATCTTCCAGCCTCTGCTCTTCAAGGACTGACATAATCTCGCTTTTGACATCAACCTTTTCTTCGGTCTTTTCCTTCGGCGTTGCCTCAGGTTCTTTAGAAGTCTTTTTAAGTTGCTCCCGATAACCTATCTTTTGGCCGATAGCCTCAGATAAAGTTTTTCGTTGCTTAACTTCTCGGTCAACGATTTTATCTAAGAGGTCGGATTGCTCGTCTGGGTCTATACCCATTTCATCGGCAATCTTTTCTCTCAGGTCGTCTTCCTTGACTTCCTCGAGCTGCTGTTTTTCGGCTTCCAGCTCTTCCGCCGTTGGTTCAATTTGAACTTCGTTTTTTTCTTTGTCCATAGGACTTTTGTTTTGGGCCATTGGCCCGTTATTTTGATAATGAAAGTATTTTAACGAGGTGTCTTCCTGCCCTCATAGACTTTTACTCTTCCTTGATTTTACCTCCGATTTTCTTAGCAAACCCTTCTGCGTATTCTTTTCTTTTTTCCCCGTGCATCTCTAAAGTAAATTTTCTGACGAACTGATTAAAACTATTAAAAACAGAATATGAGTCTGCCAACTTTGCGATTGGTTCCGCAGGCGTTGCCTTTTCTATTACTTTCTCTACGACTTTCTCTATGACTTTCTCCGCTACTTTCTTTGTTGTTTTTTTTGCTGGCATATAATTAAAAAGCGGGTGAACGCAAATCCTGGTTAAGACTTACATTCACCCGCCCGATGTTTTTCGGCAAGGGTTATTAAATTATTTTATTATAAGCAAGAAATTGTGTCAAGGGTTAAAGCCCGTAGTCTGAAGGATCTCTGGCTTCTCTTCTTGCTTCATCAATCGCCATTTCTTCCCTGATACCTGCTGGAGATTCAGCTATTTCATTCTGCATTGCCATCGCATCTAATGTGTCATCGTGCGAACCTTTCGGGAAGACAAACATTTCTTTTTCCAAGTCTTTGCATTCATTATCAATATGAAATATGGATTTAGTAGAATATCTCGGTATCAATCCTCTTATCCTCACCTCTTTCTGAGTAGTGTTATGTTTTAATGGAACGATGTCCGGAAACTTATTTCTTTTACGACACTCCTCGTCAAAGAAAGGTTTAATCGCTTTAAGATAAACTGTTTCCTCTACGCCTATCTTTTCCATTCCTTCATCGTTAAGCCTGAAAATATAATCAATGACTTCCTTCGAATCGAAGTGAACCCGCATTGCCTTGATATTCCACTTGTTTTCTCTGTCCACATAATTTCTGACTATCCCCGTGTAATCGTTTTCCGCCTTCTCCCCGCCTGGGTCTATTGTGGCAAACTTTCTAACATTGAGAGCTTCAATTTCCGACCAAGTCCTGTGCCGTATCCAATCCAGTCTGAATTCCTGATGCTCAGAAGTTATCGGTTCTTGCTGGTAAAGAGCTGAAAAATCATACGGGCCTAAAGCATTTTCTGTTTTCAAAAGTTTTTCTATCGGGAATCTTTCCGGCCATAATGCTTCTCCTCTTTTTCTATGAACTTCATCTTCAGTGGCTATGGCTTGGAATTTCATAATCTCCCACTTGTCATAATTCTCCAACTTTTCTTCTTCGTCTTTCTTTTGCTTTTCAATAAGCCTGCCGATTACATCATCGGTATGCCACCTTGTGCCAATTACTATGATCGCTGTATTGCCTCTCTGTCTCGTGTAAAATGTAGATTTCCACCAAGACCATCTAGACTCCCTTACCACTTCAGATTCCGCCTCTTCTCTGTTCTTGAATAAATCATCAACGATACCTACCTTGAATCCTAATCCAGTAAATACTCCACCTGCGCCTGCGGCGGTATAACTTCCGCCGTCTTCGGTCATCCATCTGCCCTTAGCCTTAGTGTCCTGCCTTAATCTAGTGGGAAAAATCTCTCCGTATTGACGAGAAAGCATTATATCCCTCGTCGATTGCCCAAAACTTAAAGCCAAATCTCCTGAATAAGAACCAACTATAATCGGCCAATCGGGATGCTTGCCCAACGCCCAGGCAGGAAACTTCTTTGTTGCTATCTCAGATTTTCCATGCTGAGGAGGACATTCTATTATTATCCTTGCGTCTTCTCCTTTCTCTACCAACGAAATAGCTCTTTCGAGAGCCTCCGCCAAAGTTTCGTGAAACCAAGTGTCTTGATAGTTCTGGTCGGTAGCTATCGAAAAATCAATTAGATGTTCCTGCGATATCTTGTTTATCAATGATTCCGAGTCTCTTTGCCTCTCGTTGTATGATTCTTCTTGCTTGAGCATCGTTTATAGTTTTAATTTCTCCTGAGTGCTTAACATCGTCTGTCGGATTGCCTTCAGCCATTCTCCAAACTAACTCTCTAGGGAGAGCATTCATAAGCTTCAACTTCTCTCCATCTCTCATTTGTGAAAAATACTTTCTTGCAAACTCTTTCATCGATTGTCCCTTAGGTCTCCCTTTGAGGTTGCCCGATTGCCCTTTCTTAAATTGATATTGTTTTAACCAATCTCCTCTTGGCATGATGTTGTTGCGTTGCTGATTAACTGTATCTTCTTATATTATTTCTTAACCTTTTTTCTTTAACTTCGCTTTGAATGATGGCGAATGTTTTACCGCTTGGGCCACTCGTTCGAACCTATCTCTAGCTCCTTGGCTCTTAAATGTTCTTACTTCCCCCGAACTCATCTTCAATTTTGTCTTGCCTACTTTCATATTTAATAATTCTCTGGTTTTTCTTTCTCTTGCGGTTCGACATAATCCGCAAATGGTTTTAATATCTCAGCCAGTTTTTCCGATGCTCTCTTTCTGGCCGTAACCTCGATAGCCATCTTCTCTTTGCTCCAGTCATTGGGTATATCAGAAACTCTGTCTAACGATTTGATAGTTAAAGTTATAAATTTTTTTAACTCCGCACCCTCTCTCGAAGAATTAAATCTTTTTATTGTTGCCTGGGAGAGTTCCATTTTATTTAAAATCATTG